CGTGCCAAGTGATACCCCCGAAATCACTCCCAACGATTTGTTTGCAATGGCAAATATGGGTCGTGCAGGTCAGAAACTCATGCGATACGATGACCCATACTATTCACTCAATCGAGGTGACCCTCGTACGATTGCTTTGCTTGATTCGTTGGAGGGTATCGACGAACTTGTCAAAGACTTCGTAGGTATTCACAGGGACGCTACAAAAATGAAAGGTAACGGTCGTCGACTGCGAAACGCCATTCAATTTTTCACACAGCCGTTTCTTGCAACCGAAGGTAACAACGCACATCCTGAGTCGTACATGGGCGGTAAGCAAGAATCACTCAGTCATCACTTCTCGACACCGTTCTTAGGGAGAGGCGGACTTGGTAAGACGCACGCAACTCGTCTGAACACGATGCATGCAGCGCATCGCTTTTCAACCGAAAAGGGAGACGCTATGTCGTTTTTGACGACAGGTGAGCGCTCACGAACAGGCGGCGACATAGTTGGAGTAGGTGATGCAGGGCCGTTTCGCCCTGAACTGATTGGTCTTGCCGATGCTGTCGAAAACGTAATGGCACCATTCGGTCCGCCCGAATCAGAATTAGAAGCAGTCAAGCGTTACCGTAAAACCGAGAAGGGGTTGTATGAAGCCAAGCAGGTCGCTGAAATCAGTCCCAGTGCGGGTCTGACTGCTCAATTAGGTCCGCACAACCTCAAGCGTACTATAGGTCTAATTTCGGGTGCTAAAGTCAACAGCACACGGCACGACACAACAACTTCTCCGAAGTATTACAATCAACTGATGGAATCCAAGCATAAGGCCACCAAGGGTAATATGACTCAGGCTATGCGTGATGCTGTTGCTGTGGGGTATGACCATGTCAATACTATCGGTTCACGCAACGCATTTGGACCAAAGTCGACTGAAACAGGAGTGATGCGTCGTGACCAAGATGCTGCTTTACACCACCATCAGTTGTCCGCAATGATTGGTGCAATACATCCACCTGCCAACCCTTCGTTCCAAGAGGATGTTCATCATCCTCACAGCATACACCCTGATACAGAGATGGCTGCGGACCGTGACGAACTTGGAATGTTGCAGGGAATTACGCAAGACAATTATGATAACGATTTGAAACAACTTCAAGCGCTGCGTGAAAAAGCATATAAGAAACGTTTCAACCTCGGCGAATTAAAAAAGAACCGACCAAAGCCACCTGCTGTTCTTGGTATGAATGACGAATCGATGGCGTGGTACTTAGCCTCTCAAGAACACGAAAAGAGAATCAAGGACGCCGAACGAGAAGCAGCGTTGGCCGAGGGTAAGGTCAATGCACACGTAAATACGTTTAGACCAAGAATGTTGGAATACAGCCAAGCCGAGGATGAACTCAACGCACTTATCGAATATCAAGCAAGTGGTATACCTGTATCGGAAGACGAAATGAACGAAGCGCACGAGCGCTTGGAGGCAATTGAGCAAGAACATTACTCTCCCGTCAAGGGGAGGCACCAAGATTATCTTCGGGATAAAGGAACTACGTGGCAAAGCAAAGTACGAAGTCACATCAATGCAATAGAGAACGTAGCCAAGCAAGTGCTCGCTGAGGCTGAGCAACAGGGCGTTGATTTGTTTTCCATGGCACCACCTGACACTGTTATGGCATGGGCCATGAAGACAGCAAACGACGTTCTTGCTACTCAAGACCAAGATTTTCACGGACAAGAAGCATTGTCAGCGGGAACGATTCGTGAAAAAGCGCATGTAAGGCATGACGCTGTACAAGACCAAGTCAAAGCCTTCATGGACACAGATGATGCTCACGAAATCGGACCAAACGAAAATGTGGACAAAGCCACAGCCCGTGTGTTTGGCGAAGAAGCATCACCCTATCAAAGAAAAATGATTCAAAAAATCGTAACTCAGGCCAGTAAGCAAGGTACGCCTGTGCGGATTGCTACGATACGAGACCTTTTAGGAAAAGTCCCGTTTTCTGCTGGCACATCGTTCAACATTTCTGAATCATTGCCTGACGATTTTCACGGACTTCTCGACTATCCTCACGACAGGGAAGGTAACTTTGAGTTGGGAACTGTCCGAGCACATCCTGACAGGAGGAATAGGTCAGAACTCAAGGCACATCCAGCCATGCGTGCAGCGACAGCGGTATCGCGCATACTTGAATCCAATATGTTGTCAGACCGAGGTTTGAACATTGAGGTACCAAATCAAAAGAACAAACGTCAACTTGACGCACACTATACTGGTAACAAAGTCAATGACCCGCTATCTCGACCGCACCTCATAGATGAAAAAAAGGCTCATCGACTTACAAATTTGCTGCACGGAATTGTTGTTGACGACGGTTCAGTTGAGTACGACCCAACGCATGAAGCCTCCAAAGAAAGGTTTGTACTTACGTCAAAGCCGATTGGTCGTGCCTCACATCCTGACACAGATACATCCATTATGTCAATTTACAATTCAGACGGACTGCGCTCTCACAAAGGCCACATGCATGAAGTTCCGTTCCGCATGGATATAAGAGACGGTCGTATGCAGTTTCGACCACAAACGCCAAAGAAAATGCGATTGGTCACGCCCATGGGGGGTTCAGTGAGAAAAGTCTTGCCTCAACAACATCATGGTCACTTTGGTGCACACAACGATGACCGTTCAGTTGAGCGACAACCAAACGCCACACGCGCTAATCGAGCCCAAACGACTTTGAGTGACAACCTACTGGACATATCGACGAAGATGGATGGACCTGCATTGTTGGCTTCGCTGACCAACCCTGATTATATCCGTAAGGATATGCCTGAGGGCTTGCCGTCGCTGCAACCGATGCACCGTATCTTTGATGTCGATGACCTTGAACACCTGCGTGGATTCACAGGCGACTGGGTCGTTAGCGACTATCCTGAGGGCGAGCGAATGTTCGTCACCAAGAAGGACGACGATGTTGAAAGTAAGGGTTCACTTACTGATGAAGAGAAGAAAGCGTTCAAGCAGGTATCTGACAAGGACTTCTTGGTTGACGTTATACGACGTGAGAGTGGACTGTACATCTTTGAGGTCATCGAGTTCGATGGCAAGGAGGTTCACGACATACCGATTCAAGACCGCATCAAGTTGTTGCGTGGTGCGCTACAAAGCGTCGAGGGTGTCGAAGCCCCAAGCGCATCCGACACGAAGTTGACCGACGATGTCGGACTGGCTGATGCTATCAAGAACATAGAGAGCGACCGCATCTTGTTGCGTGATGCAAAGTCTACGTACATGAAAGGCGAAGCACGCCATCCCAAGTGGGTCATGTATCAGAAAGGCAACGACGTCACACTCATGGTGCTTGAGCGACGAGGCGAATCACCGTACACGTATCGACTTGGCACAGGTCCAATCATTCATGGAGAGGACTTGGGTGACCGTGCGGTCAAGATTGAAGATGATATTTACATGGACATCGGTGCATCGTTCAATGCTCCTGAGAAGTATGAGGTTGGTGACTACGTCAAGGTCAACGTCACAAGCGTGACAGAAGGTGAAGCATCTGAGAACCAAAAGGTGTACACCGTTCACGCACCACGCATCGAGGGTGAGGCTGAGGGTGAACCACTGGTCAGCACAGAGAGCCTTGCTATGTTAGCAAAGGCTGACATGACCCAAAGTCCACTCAACATCTATAGAAGTGACCGTCACATTCGTGTATCGTTTGAAGCAGGTGATGTTCTGTACAAGGCGACTACACGTGGTCAGTATTGGACTGTGCACACTCCCGTAGCCGACAACGGCTATCTGATTCGTTTGTCTGAAAGCCAACGACCGTTTTGGTCACCCGTAGCCGGTGTGATGCTCAAGGGTGACTTTGACGTAGAAGAACGAGAGGACAAGGCTGAGGTTCACGAGAGCAAGAACGACGGCAAGCCCCTTATCCCGCCCAAGAAAATTCATGGCACTGGGACGTGGGACAAAGAAAAGAACAAGGTCATGAAGAAGGGTGTTGAACTTCTTGAGCGACTGTTGGCGAAAAGTGGTGTAGGTCAAGTGGGCACGAGCATGTCAGGACCCAAAGGATTGGGTATAGACTACGGTACACCTATCCAATCACCAACAGGTCCAACTAATCCTGATGATGCTAAAACCATGCCTGACTACGACGTGCGTGATATTGAGCGTGACAGGAAAGACAAAGAAGAAGAATCGAAGGACGTCGAGGAAGTTGATAGTAAGTTGGAACTTACAGAAGATAAGGCTGTCTACCATATCTGATTAAATAGAATGACACCTGTAAGAACTACAATGGTCATGGCATCGCCACTACAATCCGCCCGATTTGAAGGCGGTGGCACTATATCGCTTCTCAAGAGCGACAATGGCCTTGTTATTGCAGGCTATGCAAGCGTCGAAATGGTCGACAAACAAGGTGACCTTATCACTACAGGTGCACTCAAGGGTGCATTTGACAGTTTCATGAAGGCGGACGGATTCCGCAACGTACAACTCGCACACTCCAACATCCAAGTTGGAGAAGTTATTCCACAGTACACTGACAGCAGTGGTCGACTGTGGAAGTCC